GTATGCCTAACGCAGAGAGGCTCGTTGCAGTGAGTAACAAGGGTGCTATTGGAATTTCCCAGATAATGCCAGCAACAGCAATGCAACCTGGATACCAGCTGGATAACATCTTTGACTTAGCTGACAGTGCCAACATGAGCTACTCAGCGAAGACCGAAGATGAAGCAAAACGATTGCTTACAAATGAACTTTTAAATAAACAGATGGGCTTTAATTATTACAACATGCTTAAAGATAAGTATGATGGAGATACCACAAAAGCGTTAATTGGATACAATGCCGGCCCAGATGTTGCAGATCTTTGGGATGGTAGTTTCTCAGCCCTACCAGAAGAAACTCAAAATTATCTTCGCAAATTTGGAATAGATATAGATAGTCCAGAAGCAAGTATGGCATCTGTTGATTCCCAGATGAGGGATGCTTTCTCTTCAGAATCTACAGGCAAAAAAGAAAATACTGTAGGTGGTACATTTAGAGAGTTCTTATCGAACCCTTGGCAGTCTATGAAAGATTCAGAGGCGGCTGAAGTTGAACTTATTGTTCTCAACAAGCTTGGTCTTTCGTCTATGGATGACTTTAGAAAGTACCAAAGTGCATATGTTCCAGTAGGTTTAAAGTTTACTGAGAATGGTGCCGTAGCTTTAGATAGTAGGATTGATAGAAGTGTAATTGGGAAGTCGAAAGAAGACCAATGGAAATCAGGTTGGATGGCAGATAATGGTTTAGATCCATCTGATGTTAATAACTTTGCTAAAGCAGATAAAGCTTGGAAATTAGCTACGACAACCTCAACAACCTCTACTCGAGATTCAGCTATAAGTGGTTGGCTTGCTGACAATGCTAGTGATAAAAACAACCCAACGCCTGCAGATTTAAAAGCCGCCAATGATTGGTGGACTTCAAAACCTCAAGATGATGATTTAGATTTGATGGCGTTTGATGCATTCAAAGCTAGATATCCTGGTTTAGGAGATGACGATGCAATTTTAACGTGGACTTTGCACGAAAATAATCCAGAGAAATTAGAAGCTCTGTCTGCTTGGAGATCAAGTGAGGCGTACAAGGCACTAAAAGGAACTGGAGAGGACTCTGTAGCAGATAACAACGCTATAAAAGAAATAGAAACTGATATGTTAGAGTTTCTGGAAAACAATTCAGAAATGACATTGCCAGAATTTGAAAGCCTCGAAACTACTGCTAATAACATTATAAATGATGCAGACTATAAGGGTAGTCCTGAGATCTTACAGCAAGCAAAAGATTTTATTGCGCGAAGTGATGCAATCAAGGCAGGCATAATTAGAAAGCAACCTTTAGATGAGCTTGAAATTAGCACTGTATTTGTTCCCACATTTAAGGATGGGGTGCAGGATGGCGTTAGAGAGATATCAGTTAAGATTAGAGGCACTCAAATACTCGATGCCGCAACCAACGCTGAAGTACAAGTTCCAAACTCAACTGGAGATCTAACGACTATAACCACTGAGACAGACCAACTAACTCTAAAAATACGTTCTGGTGCAGAGCAAGAGAGAATTAGTGAGATAACAGGGGATATTGAGGGCAATGGTGACTACAAAGAGTTAATAGCACTACGACAAGTTGTAATTACCGCAGATCAAGGTGCCTTCCAACTTGCTAACATGGCGGCTAAGAACCCTACGGTATTGACTGCTGCGGGTGGTCTTAACAAACTTATTAACGATATCGACAAGGAATTTGGTGCATTAAAACAACTCTTTGGGGTTGGTAACTGGAACCAAGGAGCAGCCGATACTGCCCTAGCCGACATGCTTGCAGGGGTTGAAGAGCGAAGAGTGTCTTCTATGGAAGGAGGCTTGGGTGGTTATGGAGCTATAGATGAGGTTGCAGCGCAACAAAAAGCTAACTTCGAAGCCTCACTAATCCGTTATATATTTGCACAAGGTAAAGCTCTTGGACAATCGGGTAATGGCTTCTCTAACAAAGATTACTCCAACATTCTTAACTCCGTTGCAAACTCCAAAGACATGTTTGCGTTTAGGCGAAACATGGTAACACTGGTTAAGTCCAACGCACAAAACTACGAAAACTTGCGTGTGAGCGTAGGGAATTCCTTATTTACGGACTACTACAGTGTAATTGAAAAGGGCAGTGAATTTGATAAGTATACTGCACAGGGCATATTTACCCCAATCAATACTTATCTAAGAGATAATGATAACTCTGAATCCAATCCTTCTTTTAGTAATAGGTATGGTGAGTTGGCTCAGTTTATGGAAACTGAATATCCAGAGGATGCAACAACTTTCGATCTATTTACTGGTGAAATAGGTGAGGTAATATCTGGTCTAGAAAGTATACTAGCAAACCCAGACACTGATGAGACAAATAAGGCTGCCTTACAATCTGCACTAACGACAATGTTTGAGTACAGAGAGAGAGGCCTTACTTACCTCTTTGCCTATAATTCTTCTAGTCAAGGCATACAGGTTGAGGGATATAAATAATGGCAGATAATACATTTTCTCTCGGTCTTTCGGCTGATGATTTAAAAGAAGAAACTAGTAATTTAGCAGATACTCAAGCAACTGAGGAAGCCGAAACAGCTAGAGAAACACAAGTCTTCACTGGTAGCGGTGTGGGTGGCTACACTCAAACTGAAGAAATGAGAGATAGCGACTTAAACCCATTTACCTCCCCTATATCTTATAGCCCAAGCCAAGGTTTCTTATCGAGTATGCGTGGAGAACCAGAAGGAGATCTACTTCTACAGCTTCCAGAACGATATCAAACCAACCCATCAGTAAAATCAATTGTAAGAAGCCAAGAATATATTAACGCTGATGGTTTGCAACGGCGCAGAATGCTTGAAGAAAGTCTCAACGCTGAGAACCAAGCCATATATCAAAACACTGGGCGAGAGAGGGTACTCTTAGACCTTCCTGGAACTATGTTTGATATTGGTAGGAAGAGGGTTCAAGACGCACAAGTATTAGATCCAGATACTGGAGAGATGGTTAACAGAACCTATACAGTGCCTTCCCCAGATAATGCAAACTTAATGGATAGATCCATACAAGGCGGTCTGTCTAGGTTCGCAAAAAGCATTACTGAGCTAGGTGCAAAGGCAGTCGATGCGTTGGCTCCTTCTGGTACTAATATAGGTATGGAAGACTATGTTGAAGAAAACATGGCTACTGTACCCCCAGAGGGCAACTTAGAAAACATCCTTCAAGAAGTAACAAGTATTGTTGCAGGTGGTGGAGCAGGTGGTGCCATCGTTAAGGGGCTGACTAAGTACAAATCTATTGCTAGAGCCTCTGACAAGCTTGGTGAAATAGGTGAAGGTCTTGCCGACATTTGGAAGAAAACAGGCAAGGGCGATGCTATGGATATGGCACAACGCTCTCAAAAATTTAAAGACTTAGCAAAGGCATTCCTAATTGAGAGGGGTGTTACGATTGGTGGCACTATAGCCGAACCAGATATCGAACCTTTCTTTAATATTGGGCAAGAGGCATTAGCAGCCGCAGGCATAAACCCAGATGAAAATAAGTATATTTCTATTTACGTTGATAACGAGTTATTTAATGGTGTTTTAGGTAGCATAATAAAAGTTGGTGGGGCGGTTTTTAGGTTTGGCCGATCCGTTAAACAAGGAAAGAATGTCAAAACTGATGCAGATGCTCAAAAAGTAGTTGCCTACCGCATGTTTAAAGATTTGGACTCTGGGTTGGCAGACGATGCTACACCAGAGCTTACCGCATTTAGAATGGGTGTTCTGGCAGATGTACTCGATAAGTACAAAGTATTTAATCTTGAAGACCTAGCACAAGCACCCAAACCTACAGATGAAGCAATTAATAACCTCCCAGTAATATTTAGAGAGTCGCTCCTAAAGGGTGAGATACCGCTAGATACTGCAACTGCACTAGTATCAGGCTCAAGAGAATATGCTGAGAAAGCATACTCTGGGATAAAAGGTTTATGGCAACAGCAAAATCCTAATGCAAGTTGGGATACTTTTTTAGATGAAAAAGCTACAGAAGTGGCAGCTAATATTCTTGCTTTGAGGAAGGGTAGAGCTCTTGCAAATAAAGAGTTTGCAAACACAGTTGGAAGCGTAAGCGATACCGCTGTTAATTCTCTTGATAATGCAGCAGAGACTCTTGCAGATGGAGTGCCAAACAACATTGAAGCACAATTGGCAGAACCGTTAGTAGACAGCCTAAATGCAACTAGGGGTGAGGCTCAACAATCGTTGGCAAATAAGCTAATTGCAGAGACTGCACAAGAGACTGCCTTTGATGAAAACGCATTTATTAATGGAGTGAGAGTACTTCAAGACACTTCACCCACTCTATCTGGAAGTGTAAGCAATTCTAATGCCGTTCTTGTTGATATGGGCGATCAGTTAATAGAGGCGTTTACCACTTCAAAGAACGGATATAATGAACTATTCAATAACCTTCCCTCTGGGGTTGGTTTTGATGTGGGTGCTTTGTCAGACATTATGTCTCGATTAAAAGCAAATACTGGAGACTTTGGTGAAATAACATCTAACGCATACAAGCAAGATCCAATTGCTACTATGTTGGCTATGCTTTCTCCTCGAAAAGTTGGGGCAGACAGTATTCCAGAAATAATTCCAGGCAAAACAACTGGAACCATTACGTCACCAGACGGTGGCATTTCTGTGGTAAAGAATGCAGATGTTGAATTTTTTAAGCCTATTCTTGAAAATCCACAAGAATTGGCAACTCGCCTAATGGAAGATGGAGTTGATTTAAAACAACTTTATAAAGTAGCTCGCCCTAATATATCTGCACTAATAGACAATATTGCTATTACAAAGGGTATGGCAGCGGTTCCAGAGGAGCTTATAGAGCTAAAGAGGTTCATAGATGATGCAGCAGAAAACAGTGGCGATCCTTCTTTTGTTGGGGCAATGGATGCGTACAAAAAGCATGAAGAAACTTTTAACGCAAATACCCTACTTCAGACGTTTAGCCGTTCCGCAGACAACATCAATCCGAACTTTAATACGTCTATCCCCGGCTCTCCTCAAGGTATGGCAGACGCTAAGAAAGTAGCTGTCTCCACTATTCAACAATCCATGACTGAGGTTGTACCAGACTTTGCTGAACAAATGATTAACGCTATGAAAGCATCTGGTATGGAAGACCCCGCTGGAGCATTGTCTGGTGTGATTTTGTCTCACATTATTAAGGATGCTTCGGGATCAATAAAAGTAGGTACTACCAACGCAAGTGACAAACTAATTGCTGCAGGCGATCAGATGGTTGGCGATGGCATAACCCTTTCACAACAATTACAAAGAACAAACCCAGAAGCATTCCAACAATTTGAAAACACCATAAAACAACTACAAGACGTTGAGTCTGGTGTGATTGACGCAGGAGATTTGGTTAAGCAGGCAGATGAGGCACACGCTCTTAATGTTCAAATTCAAAGTGAGAGAGCTGCTAGTGCTTTTATAGATAATATGAACCCCACGGCTCCAGATGCTATTGTTGGAGTAATGCAAAACCCCACTACTAAGTGGCCTAGTATATTTGACGCAGATAACTCAATAGAACAAATTCAAGAGCTATACAGGCAAGCAGATGAGCTTGGAAATCCTCTCATTAAAGCTGGCATTCAATCTCACTATCTAAAGCATTTGAGACAGAAGATTACCACCACCCAAACAACAAGTCTTGTACCGGGTGAAGCGGGTGTGGCTGCTAATCGAACCACAAGCGTTGCTCAGTTAGCTAAAATTTTAGAGAGTGACTTTGATGGAACAATGAAAACGTTGGAACAGGTATTTGCAGACAGTCCTCAGTATGCTGATCAAGTGAAGGGATTGTTAGGGCTTATAAATCAAGTGGCTAATCAGACGAGCTTAAAAACTGGTGGTAACATGTTTAAGTCTGATACAGCAATGAACCTCAATTTAGAGAAGCAACTCAAGACGATGGTTATGATTGGTTTTGGTATTTTAAACCCACTCGCAACCAAGGCAAATAGATTGGCCTCTGCCTACGCAGAAAGATCTATTGCTAAGTCTGGTGCTATTTATGATGATGTTATCAACGCCATGTTGTCTCAACCAGAAAAGATGGCAGAAGCCATGAGACTTGGTGCCAAAGACCAGAAGAAAATGTTGGGTATGATAACAGGGATTTTAGGTAAAAGAGGTTCTCAATTAGCTTTCGTAGAGTATAGAAATCTAGATCGAGATGTGGAACTAAACACTCGTACTCCTGTAGAACAGCAAACTGAAGAGGCAATACCTCAATAGGAAGTTATTTGTTGCCCAAAAGTAAAAGCCCCTGACTTAATGTTGGGTGATTAATCCAACGCCAGGGGCGTAACTCACTAGCAATGAGTTAAAGTTAATATACTACTTTTCAGCCTTCTCGTCAACGCTTTCTGCATCTCCTACTGGGTTTGAATTTTGTTTTTCAAACAGGTTTAGCTCAAAGGTTGCCTTGCTCAAAAGGTAGTGCATAAAAGGAACATTTTGTACGCTTGTTTTAAGAAACATGTCTCCTTTTGTGTTTATGCCTGCAATTACTAAAGACTGAAACTCACCCTTAGACTCTTCTAATATACCGTCTGCAAGTTGTGCATCCGTTTTTACCTTACTTTCATCTGTCATAACATTCTCCTATTAATTGATTTTTGACCATATTGTTGGTGATGGGGTTAGGTGTTCATAATTATTTACACCGTGGTTAAGGGTGCAGATAATATCACTCGATATGCTGTATCGAACATCTTTCGAATTTCCTGCATTCGCGGGAACTGAATGATTTGTTTTAGATGGAAAGATCAAAAGCGTATCAGTTTCCACCTTCAGTACTTTTCCGTTCTTACCCAAAGGGGCATCGTTATCGATTAGCCCCTTTTTTCTGTGTTCATTATTTAAAAACAAAGCAGGGCAAAACTCATTTGGGTTGTCATCAAAATGAACTGCAAATTTTTTACCGCTTTCTGGAACTCTGGGATAGTATACCAAAGATATATGGCTTTGGGAGTGATTATGTTTAGCAACTGCTTGTTGGCATGATTGCCGTACTGCCCAACTCCTAGTGTGATATAAAGATACTTCCTTAGTGTTCACACCTAGCTTTCTTACATAATCCCACACATATTTATTAATCTCTGTGAATAGGGAAAAATATTCTACCTTTGCATGTAAATTAGAAAAGCCGTGAATATCTCCTGTCCAAGAGTCCGTAGATGTAGACTCATCGTGATTTGTAAAATGATCTACATCTATAGCACTACAAATCTTTGCTAGTTCTGTTTTATCCATACCAAGCTCTGCCCTATAGAGGGCAAGTGGATTTAAGTATTCGAAGCTTGTATTTGGCATTGATCTTTACTTTCTAAAAGCTTTTGAGTTTCAATAAATTTCTTATCGAACCCCCTTTTCCATTCTTTATTTAGGAACGAGCTTTCTCCATAAGGACTTGAAAAAATCCCTTTTAAAAAAGCTCGTTGTCCTAAATTGAATGCCTTCTCAAGTGGCTTCATTGCATTCTCAAATATCTACAATTTCGCAGGAATCCCCCGAACACGCGAGTTCCTGTGAACCAATAGTGGAGTCTTCCACTTCAAATTGACTAAGCTCTTCCCAATCAATTTTTTTAGGCATTTTCTTTAATAACTCTTTGTAATCGGCTTCAGAGCAATCTTGGTAAGGAGCCTGTTGATAGGTGTGTTCATCATACGGCAAAAAAGATACACCAGACATCTCATCAAAGTTTTCGTATACAAAATTACCTACAGATACCCACTCAGATGCCCTAACATTTACAGTTACGCTTGGCTTATGCTCACACCAGTGTCTCTGATAAGCAAGCCACGTTTCTAGTTGCTCAATTGCCGTAATGTCTTTGGTGCAGATAGCCCCCTTTGGTGCCTTTTGTGGGAAGCTAAACACTGTGGTTGTCTTGGGCTGCCTAGCACAATCTTCAGCGGGAACTCCCTTTGCCACCATAAACTCTGTGAGGGGATCTTTTTTATCGCCTCTAACTGTACGGATATAGTAGGGGGAATGCCTAACATGAATGCCAGATGCACTATCTACTAGCTGAGAAACCGTTCCCGATGGCTTGACGCATGTAATAGCAGTAGATTGTGGAATATCCAGTTTCTTTGCTAACTTCTTGTTTGTTTCTACTGAAACCGCCTTTAGTCGCTCAAGAAGGTTGGGTAGGTCTTTATTAGCCGTTGTAGTAAGCTTGTTATCCATAATCCCGGTTAAAGATACCCCAAGAAGCCTCTCCTCTTCTGTATTGGTTTTCCACGCCTTTCGAAGATATGGGAAGTGAGTATAGGTGGCTTGGATTGTACCTATGATCGTTGCCAACCTAACCTTCTCTGTCAGAGTTTCTTCTGTATCGGTTGCCCTTACAACTACCTCGGAAAGGTTACAAAATTGCCCACCAGTTCCTTTAATAGGGGTGCCGTTCTCTGGGTGTATTTTGGGGCCACGCAAAATTATTTCCGAACATGGATTTGTTCCAAACTCATAGGATGGATCTCTTCGACCATTCTTTGCAGCCTGATGTTGAGAAGCTTGCCTATTAAATATGCCACGCTCACCACTTCCAGATTCAACTAAAGCCATCCACTCTCGAAGGAAGTGTATTGAATCTGGCTTGGAAGAATACGCTACGGAGTTATTTGCTAAACCCCTCTGATTGTTTGTTTTCCACCACTCGCCTGTTTTGGCGTAACGCATATCATCATCAGACAGATTGGAAAGGCTAATGAGTGCAGAGCGTCTTACACCACCCACAACCACTACTTCACCGACCTTACACATAATATCGTGTGCTTGGATGCTTGTTAGCTTTTTACCTTGCGATTGGTAGAAGGTAGCAATCGTGAAGTCGAATAGCTCAACCAACGGCCCTGGACCACTCGCCCTTCCTCCAAATGTCTTTAATCGACTTCCCGCAGGACGAACTTTGCTTACATCCCACTTAGGGATTTCACCTGCCCACAGTAGTGCAAGAAGCTGTCGAAAGGCTTTTGCCCAACCTTCTTTAGAATCCTTTACACTGATTACTGTATCAGAGTCGCTTAACGAAGGTACTTCTGGAAGTTGATCAACATATTGATGCTCCACAGAGAAACCTACGCCTGTTCCGCATAACAAAATAAACATAGCCTCATCAAAGGCGTGAGGGTGATCTATCGGGCCGTAGCTGCAATTATACATGCAAGTATTGTCTCGTAATGAGGCTTTTCCTGCAGTCATCAATGATCTCATGCTAGGGCAGACTTCTAAGTTTAGAATAGCCTCTCGTATCTCTTTGATAGTTTTAGGATCAGAGATAACTGGAATAACAATATTCTCAACATATCTATCTACGGTTTCAGCCCAAGTCTCTCTACGATTTTCATCTTCGAGCCATCGAGCATATCGACTAATAGCAATAAAAGATTGGTAATCGGTTGGTAGATATTTCATCGTGTATCTCCCATATTACTTGGGGAGTACACTGCACCATTATATTGACTTCCTGTTTTTCTATCTGCCCCAAAATCAAAAAATGCTAGGATTAGTAGGATAGCAAATATCCAATACATTACTGCTTTGCTAATCTTCAAAAACTGTTTGTAAGTTTTTTTAGCTTCTATTTCTACTACTTCAGTCGGAGTCATCGATCATCCCCCGAACCACCCAAAACGCCTCTTTCTTGTCTTGAGGAAAGCTTTGAAATATTACCTGCAGCCACAGAGTCCAAAGAAACATCTAAGTCAGTTGCCAATTGTGCAAAATACCAAAGGCAATCACCTAATTCTTTGCCAACCGCTTCTCGTTGCTCGTCGGTCATATGACCATTATCATCTCTGTAAATTTTCTTAATTTTATTACAGACTTCTCCCACTTCACCTGCAAGGCCAAGGGCAGGATACATTACCTTCCACTCATCAGAATAAAATGCAGTCTCTCTACAAAGTTCCTGATACTCTTTAAAATCCATTTTCATAAATGTTCTCCACGCTCGTTCATCTCAATTAAGTCTTGGATAAAAAACAGCATCTTGTTCAGATCGTATCTGACATCGACACCTTCCTTTTCGCCAAGGCGATAACATGCTTTAAAGATGTCACCCCTAGCTTTGCTCATGCCTTTATGCGAAATTAAATGTCTAAGTTCATTGGCATGAGATGGAAGAACGTAGTATTTAGTTGACCCACCATCTGATGGGGTTTTAGTTCTGTCGCTTGGGGGCGAAGAAGGTTTTGTCACGCTATCAAACGGTGGCATGTGTGCAGTTGCCATTGCTAGTGTCTCCTATTGTTTTTTGGATCAAGGGTGTTAAAAAAATCTTTTATATCTAATATGTTACTGTCTGAGCCTTCTTGCCCATCGTGCTCGATGCCATAGTCAGACCATTTGAAGTTTGGATCTCTTTGAAGGATCTCTCCCATCTCAACTAATTTTGAGAAGCTTCCGCCTAAACTTGAGACTATTCCGAGGAGTAAATTCTCCATTGTCTCAGTATATTCTTTGCCGACATCATCAGAAAACTCGGCACCACCACCGACTTGGATTGAACCAAAGCCATCACTAGATACTTCTAAATATATTCCGTTTAAGGGTTCTTTGGGATTGTCTGTCATTTGGCACCGACAAAACTATTTATGAGAGCCAGTGAAGGTTTGTTTATTTTCTCCCTCATCCACTCCAAAGGAACCAATCTATCTGCATACAAAAATCCATTTTTCTCACACCAAACGGCTAGAGTGGTTTTTGAACCTTTTCTGAGTCTGGAGCGAGAGTTACTAAATACGAATCTGAGATCCAAATTAGGATACTGTTCTTGTATAAGTAGATGCTTCTTCCGATCAGTGGAAAGAAACCTCCCCTTTGACTCAATAACAATGCCATTGCCCAAAACAAAGTCTGGGGTATATTTATGTATCGATTGGGGTATTGAATACGGTATTTTAAAGGGCTCATACTCTGCCTTTATCTTCTTCTTTTTTAATTGATCTGAAATGTCCTGTTCTATACCAGACCTATAGCCTGCTAGGATAGCTCTCTGTCGCACGTTACCCATACAACTTCCTCCGAATAACTTTAGTTGGGGGAACAGTAGGGCGCCTTGTGGCTATGTGTTGTTCAACGTTATAAACACCTTTATATTTTATAAAGCCGTTCTTTTCGTTTCCTAAATAACACTCAGCGCAAAAGTAGGTTTTACAGTCGTGAATTACTGCGGCTGCATCCCCACACTGAATACACTCCTTAGTTTGACTTTGCATCTTCAGCCTCTTGAATTTTTTCTCCAATCCAACGCATCACAGGCACTGCCATAGAGTTACCCATGACCTTGTATCTTGGGCCATTTGGGCATTCTTCAGCGGGCTTGTTACGCCAAGGGATTTGAGTATAGTTGTCGGGGAAGCCTTGAAGTCTTTCTGTTTCCATAGGAATCAATCTTCGAAGCTCTGTTTTAGATCTAACAGCAGGTAGGTTGTCACCCATCTCTGCCCTTAGTGTTCCAGATATTTCGGACTCTCCATTATTTCCAAAATTTCTAGCAATACTGCCCGGTTCAAACGCAACATAAGTTGTTTGCTTCATTCCAGGATTTGCAGAAAGAGCTCCACTGTAGGGCATTTCTCTAACTTCATCTCTGGAGTTTTGTGCAAAGGCAACAGCATGTTGATCAGTAGCATTTAGAGTAAATGATAAGTCGGTATCCCAACCGCTACCTTGTGGGCCGTTCTCATCCTTACGCCCTATCATATTTCCTTGAAGGGCTATAGCAGGGGGATTGTTACCACCACTTCCACCAAGCTTGAGTGTAGGTGATACGCCCCAATGAACATCTGGAACGGACATATTGGATGAAAAGGCAACTACGTTTTCACAATTAGATGTAGGGCCTTTGTAATCTCTTGCCGTGAGTGTGGCTGCTACTGGGGGAACAAAGTCAGTTATGGGGGTGTTGTTACCACCAGTACCCCAGAAAGCCGTAACAGTATTAGAAACGTCTATTGGTTTGACGGTTCCATCTTTGCCTGTTCTATCGTTGTACGCAACGCTTCCTCTAGTTTGGGTGGTAAGACTTTCCCTCTTTTGCTTGCTCGTCGTAGTATCCCCTCGCAAGCTTTCTGGCTCAAATAGAAGTTTTGTGGCACTTTCCCATGTACCAATACATCCGACAACGAACACACGGCGGCGGCGCTGTGCCACTCCTGAGAACTGAGCGTCCAAGATTCTCCATGAGAAACTATACCCGAGTTCTTGAAGCCCCCCGATGAAGGAGCCAAAATCCCGTCCTCCCCCCGAACTAAGGACGCCGGGCACATTTTCCCAGACGATATATTTCGGCCTGAACTTTTCAATAATTCCAAGATAGATGAGTGCGAGGTTGCCCCTTGGGTCTTCAAGGCCTTTTCTAAGCCCTGCGACTGAGAAGCTTTGGCAAGGAGTCCCTCCGACCAAAATGTCAACTGATCTTCCATCAAAAT